CCCAATGGGTCAGCGATTGTACGATAAGCACCACCATTAGCAAAAGTATCACCAAATCCGCTTCTGTTAATCATAGGAATCCATGGCAAAATACCAATAGTACCCTCTTGTAAGATATAGCTCATATAGTCATATCCGGTTTCATTAGAAAATGCGGTTGATGTTACGGCGTTGATACCTGGAATCTGCCAACCTAAGTTAGTTGAGTTTCCTTGTCCTTGCTGCCCAATTTGTCCCATTCTGATAGCTGCACCAACGTTATTAATAACGTCAAATGTTCCGGGATAATACTGTTCCATCATAAACGCCTGGATACGCTGGAAATAGAAGTCATCTTCAGATTGAGCAACACCAAATAAGTAGTTAGTGTTATCCCACGTGCCTGATTGTGGGCTTGTAGAAATAACCGCTTGAGATTTATTAGTGTCTAATGAACTCATTAATGCTGTTTCAATAGCGGAATGTAAAGCGATAGCACCAGAACGAACCTGTGCTGCTACCATTTCAGCTAAAGAAAATACATTCTTATCGCCTTCCTTAATGGAATACTTCCATTTTTGAGCATAAGTTGTATAAGATGCTGTCGCGGTTGAGCTATCATTGTTGCTTCCTGTATGTGCAGCAGCACGAGCAGAGGCAGCAGTTGTAGCTTGTTTGTTCAGCGTTTTAAGAGTTACGCTTGTAGAATCAGATGGTTTCTGACCCCAAAGGCGTTCACGCTCTGACGCTGGAATTAAAAAATCAGTGTTTTTAAGAAATACACTCAAGGCCGCTGATGGTTTATGCTTAAATTCGGGCATATTCATCATTTCGTCTAGCTTATACTGAGCTGCACTCCATACACTGTCTGCAAAATTAGCCATAATTATTGTTTGTTAAAGTTATCAATTAAGTTTTGCCCTTCTGGACTCAGTGGGTCTATCTTGCTTGATTCCATGTGCTTATATACATCGTTCATCGACTGAAAGCCGCTAGGCTCACCAGCGCCATCTCCACCGCCTCTTCCATTGCTACCAAACCAATTCTTTTCGGTTGCAAAATTAGAAAGAATGTCTTTTGGTGGTACTGGCTTTTCAAGTTTGTCTTTTATCACATTTCCACTTAAATCTTTTGCAATGAAATTGCCACTATCATCATAACCGAAGTTAAATTTTGACTTGGCTATTGTTGCAAAATCCTCATTAGATATACCCTTTAATCCCTCTGGGATATTAAACATTAAATCGTTATTTGATTTAATTTGTGTTTTTTCAGCCTGTAAAGACTGAATAGCTTTTTCTTTTTCGCTTAAGTCTGTTTCGTATTGTTTTTGTAGATTTTCAAGGCTTGTGCTTAGTTCTGTTACCTTTTTATTTGGCTCAATCTTTGCACTTTCTAAAATCTTACTGCCATGATGTTCAAATATTTTATCAAGGTCTTTTCCCTCAATATCATACCCGTACTTCTCTTTAATCTCTTTGGCTTTTATTTCAACTCCTGCAATTTTGCCCTCGTTGTAGCCCTCGGATTTTACAGCACTTTTTAGGCTTGTTAATCCCTCATCGTCTAAAAATGTACCAGACTTATAGCTTATCTCTACCTCTTCCTCTGAGGTTAACGCTTTTTTTAGCGTCTCAATGTTCATCCCTAGCGTATCTGCTAAGTATTGTTCCTGTTCTTTTTTTAACATTTTTTATTGTTTTTTAGGACGACCTGGTTTCTTGGGTTCTTCCTTTGGTTTAATTTCTGGTTGATCTTCTGCTAATTCGTAGTAAAGACCTCGTGAATGCATATAGAAGTTGTTAGTGTCTGCTGACAACTTACTAATCATTACATGACCCCTGTCTGTTAATTCTTTTGTTTTTATTGCATTGATTAACTTTGGGTTTTCTTTTACTTCTTCATCTGTGTAGAAGGTTGCTTTAAATTCTTTATACTTCGGCATCTTGATTGTTTTGTGGTTGATCTTCTTCAACCGTTTGTAAATATTTCTGAAACTCTTTTGCAAGAGCATCAACATTCTTTATTAAAATGTCATCTTGGTCTAATGTCTTAAACCATTCATTGAAATAAAATTTTGCTTTTTTATCTTTATTGTTTACAGGCAGCAAGTTAATTTGCTCGTCTGTTTTATGAACAAATGGCTCTAATTTAACTCCCTTCTGTGCTACAACAAGGCTCTCAATGTCATTTGAAAATTCAGCTTGATAGAACTGTGTTAGTAAATAATCTAGCGACACCTTTGGCGCGCCAGTTGTTTTTGCTGTTTCGTATTTCTTCCATATAACGTCTGGCGGCTCAACCAAGAACCTGCGACCGTAATTAATAGAGCTTCCCTTATATGCATCACCAAGATAAAATTGACCAATTATATCAGTCATTATATTTTCTAATCCCTCAAACGAATCTGCGAAGTTATTAAGTCTATCGTTTACTGGTTGTGCATCTATAAATGCCGCTGTTGCTGTTTTATTTTCAGAACTTTCGACACGACCAGAACCCCACAATGTAAACTCCGCTAAAGAGAATAGCCAGTTAAGCTCTACCCTTTGTTGCTCCCACGTAGCTAAGTCTGGTTGTACATACCCTGCAACGTCTGGGGCTAACTTTGGATCGTCTTTTTGTGGGACTTTCAGCATTATTACATCTGAAACATCTTTTCTGAATGTGTGCTTTGCACCACCGCAAACCTGACACGTATTACCCTCGTAAAGCCCCGTACCATCACACGCTTTACATGGTAATACATAAGCCCAAAAAACGGGGTAAGAGTGCAGGAATCCGTAAATTGATTTAGTCGCATTCTGGTTAAGATAACCGTCTAAAATATCAACTATATCCCAGATAGGACTTTCGTTATACTTTAATGATGGGCTTATAATGTCTGAATTTATAATGGCAGGAACATAACCCCATGGGTTTTCAAATGTTTCATCTTCGATGATGGTAAGCTGTCCGCCATTGTCTTTTATTAGATAATCAAACTTATCATCAACAACACGCCAGAACTCACCCTCTGTGTTTTCTTTTTTAAATGACTTGAATATTACCCAATCAACACCGCGCCCGTTTTGTTGGTAGTTATAAATAGAAGTTACTGGCTTTTGTGTTGGCTCTGTTTCCTTGTCTTTCCACTCGAAGAAAACTAATCCAGCGGGATCGGAATAGAATTTATTAGCCTGTATATTCTCAATGTATTTTCTAATAGAATAACCACCCCTTACATCGTTTAGTTTGGTTGTTAGCTTTTCTTCCGATGACTTACCAGATGTTTTATAAATTCTGCTTCCACCCTTAGCAGAGAAAACCTTGTCAACTGGTCTTAAAAGATTAGAGGTTACAAACCTATTTGACATTGCAACCTTTTTCTTTAGTGCTAATTGATTTGCGTTTTCATAGCCACCAATGGGCGTTAAATAATCAGCAGTGCCAACACCGTTAACATGAACCTGGAGTTTTACATACTCCTTTTCCGCTTTTAATATCCAGTCAGGTTGCCCTGCCTCTATTGTGTCTTTTATTTCTTTTAGTTCTAGCATTTACCAGAAAGCATTAAATTCAATTAATTCAAAGTACATTGCCATTATTAGCATATCTAAAAAGTCCGGACTATGGCCAAGACTTTGTTTCATTTTGTCCTTACCTATAAGACGATATTTTATTATATCATCGTCTATTTTGTCACGTTTTAAGCAGGTAGCTATTTCTGTTTTTATTATTTCCTCTTCTTCTTTTGTGCATTCAATAAACATTTCTCTGGCGTTTATCTTTTCAGCCAACTTAAAAGCGCATTGTGATTTCAGATTATAATAGTCTTTGTCTCTTGCTTTTGACCCACCATGAAAGGTTACTATGTTTTTTATATAACTTTCAAGATAATTACCAAGCCCGTCACTATCTGCTACTATCTTTGAGTTTGGGGTTGAGGTTTCATTCTTTAATCTTGTTAGACTATCTTCAATATCTTTACCGTCTGATTTTGCTTTATTTATGGCTACCCTAACCCTTAATCCACTTAATGCACCAGCTATGAATCTGTCTCTTCCCTGCATTGCCAAATCTGCACTTATTCTTTTTTCGCCGCTAGGGACGTGAGTATTCGTAAACAAATCACAAATTGCATCATAATCACACAGCGCACTTGGGTCGTCGTCATAATCAAAATCACCATACAACAGCCTTGCACGTGTTATCTTATCTGCCTTTTCTAGGTTTTTTATATACTCTTCTGTAACAAAAGAATTATCTGTTGCAAGTGATTTTATAAATGCCTTGTCTTTTGCTATTACACCATCACTTTGTGGTTTTACAAAGTCGGTATATATCCAATTCTTTGATGGGTTACACGAATAAAACATCTTTGGTTTTACACTCCATCCTTTTCCGCTCAACACAGATAAACGACCCCTTAAAACACTTCTGGCCTTCCAGTGTATCTGCTGTGCCTCATCTAAGAATAAATCTGTTAAGTCATAACTACCAAGCCTGTCAAACTCCGGATCACTTGGAACGTACTTAATCTCTTCAAAGAATATAACAGAACCATTGGGGAATGTTACTATATTTGATTGAGAGTTGAACTTAAAATCAACGTCTTTTTGTAGTCCGTAATGCCTACAAACCTTAAAGAATGTTAATAATGTTGTTTTTTTTAGCTTGGTTAGTTCTTCTCTGGCTATAAAACCGAAACTTTCCGGCATAGAAAGCCTATTAAACAACTGCCATGTACACCCAAACCAAGACTTCCCACCCCTAGCACCGCCACCATAAAGAAGCTCTGTTATAAGATCGCTTTTCAGCCTATCTATTGCTTGCTCCTGCTTTTCAAAGAACGACAGCTGGCTATAATCGCCACGCCTATATAATTCGACTAATACATTAGTCCTGTGATTCATTTATTTTATTAAGTGCCTCGGCACGTTCTTTTAGTTCCTCTGTTGACATATTAGAAATATCATCAACATCAATGGACAATTCTTTTTTCTCTGGTGCATTATAACCCATCATTTTATTTATCTCTGATATTGCACCTATCTTACTAAACAATTTAATCTTTACATACTCTACATCATATATGTCTGGCTCATCTTTTGTCCCAAGATTCTTTTTAATAACCTTTGTGTCTATTGACTCTATTGCAGCTCTCTGATCTTCCGTTAATTTTTGAAATTCAGATAACTCAATCCAGGTATCATGTAAGTTGGCAATGGATGAGTATGCTATCTTTGCAAGCTCATTTATCTGTTTTAGTTTTGTTACACCCGATTCCTTCTCAATGTCACCCTTTATAAAATCAATGTACTGTTTTATGTGTAGTTTTGTTAAGTTTTGGCTACCTATCTCTTTTGCTGACTTTTCACTGTATTTTGCAGTTTTTGCAGCCCTTGTTGCATTCCAATCTATTATGTATTGATGGCAAAATATACGTTCCTTTTCTGTTAACTTATCCCTAAGTTCATTAATAGTATATATTTTGTTTTCTGTCATTCTTATTTTTACTTAGACTAATTCTAAATAGGCAGTTAAATTTTTTTATAATCTTATTATATGTCCAGTGCTTTTAAAAAGAGATTCTTCATAAATAGCAGATGAACACATATTGAAATTGGCTTGTGAAATGTAATAGTATTTGCGTATTCTTTTTGTTATTCTCATTATCTTACCAGCTAATTATATCGTTCATTTCCAAAAATGCTTCAATTATTGCCTGGTCTATTTCTGATTGTTTGATTATAACCATTTGTTATATTTTCTGGTCATTATGATAACCTAAATACCCTTACAGCTTTGGCAAAGTGCATACTCACTGTTCTTTATTTCTCCGTTTTTGTTATTAAATGACAAAAGATACATATCTGAATAGATCGTATCTCCACAATTAGAACACTCCCTTAAATCGGTGTTCTCTTTACTCCAAAATAAACCGTAAGCTAAGTAATACTGTTCTTCTGTCATATAATTTTGCAAACATACAAAAAATTAATGACAATTCAAAGTTATTACGTGTTTATTTATTAACAAAATTCTAAATGTTTTTAGTTAAATATGTCACACAATGCCACAAACAACAATGCGAAGATGTATGTTGCTGCGACGGTTATTATTATTACCTTAACTGATCTTTTAATCATTTTGTGTGTGTTTTAATAGGTTTATTTACCCAAATGGTATCTCTGATATATGTTTTGTCTGCAATTATCTCTCCACACCTTTCACAAATGTAGTGTAACTCCAGGTCAATCTTTTCAACCCAGATTGAATAATTTTCTTGATCTTCCAAGTATGGTTCTTCGTGGATGTTTATTCGTTTTGGCGGTGTCTTGAATACATGGCCTCTTTCCAAGCAAAGGTCATTTTCTTTTGGGGTGAACCCGAACAAAACAAATGAGATTATAAGTAGAATAATAATCTTTGTTTTTTTATTTTTCATATCTCCGTATGTTTGCTTTTAGACTTTTTATATTATCCTTTATTTTTAGCTGTTTGTTTTTCCAGTGGTCTGTCTGTATAGCACACTCTATACAGATGTGTTCACCGTTTATTTCATATTCTGCTATATTCTGGCAGTGTCTTGTTTCACAAAGAATGTTATAGTTATCATCCATGTTAATTTCTCTCTTTCTTAATTCTTTTTGCTATAACGTATGCCATGAAAAAAAAGAATGCGCTAAAGGTTAGTTTTGTAATTATTAATGCCTCCATAGTTTTGTTTTTATGTTCTTCAAATACTAGCCAAATATCCAATATGAGATATTTGCTTGTAATTTTGCTGGGTGATACTCGGCTAGTATTTTAAAGAACGTGCCAGTTAATTGAAACAACAATCCAAGGTTTATATTAATTTTGACTGGCTTTTACCACCAAAGCCCCACATTTATTTCAGTGTGAGGCGGAGATGTGCTAGAACTTAGTAAAACTAGCTACCACTGTTCTGCCTCATATCTTGTGAGGAAGAAGTGTATTCCGTTTGTGCAATCATTAAAAAAATCATCATCGAATGAGTCTGCTTTTGTAATTTTACCAACCTCATAAACAACAGAATCTCTATATTTACCAAAACCCTTAACCTCTTTTTTACCGTCTAAATTAAATATCGCAAGCGTTTTTATATATTCGGCACGACACTTTCTATTTAGCAAATTTGATGTCCTTTTTGCTTTTTCTGGTATTCTTATTTTGGCAATAAACCCATTTCTTAGTTTTTTCCAGCCAATAACTAAGTTTTTTCCAGCCAATAAAAGACCCACACTCTGGCACTATTATGTTTGTAGATTTTAGTTTATTAAAGTCTGCACCGCCCAAGTCTGCACCGCGCAAGTCTGCACCGCCCAAGTCTGCATCGCCCAAGTCTGCACCGCCCAAGTCTGCACCGCGCAAGTCTGCACCGCCCAAG